TCTATTTTCGCATATATATCCATTAATTTTAAGTCAGGAATATCCGGCAATACTCTTTTAGCCACAACCTTCATCAATTCTTTTTTGAATGTCATTTCCGGCACTATCTTATTTGCCATGATAGCGTTCTCAAGATTCTGTGAGAGATCATCTATGCTGAAATCTTTACTACGGGATATGAGCATAGTATCGAACCAGCTACTTTTTGATTGCCATTTCAACCAGTACTTTATGATGCCTAATTCCGTCTCTGTTAGGTTCTCACTTTTCTTTGTAAGTACTAGGCTTAGTTGTTGATACTCGTAGCGTAGTGCTACCCCTGAGCGAGCCTGATTGCTATTCTCCTGTGCGTGTATACCGGACAGATAAGCTAACTGGAATATCTCCACTATCTTTTTATCTATCCATGCCAAGATAGCATCTACAGGTTCTTGTACTTTAGATTCCAACCAATCAGGTTTGCCAGCTTCACCCATTTCTGGATCGAATTCAAGTATAGCCGTCACACCGGCTTCATTGTTTAGTTCATCACCTTCCCTAGCCATTGGTCTTCTAGCCTGTGGGAAACCTGCGAATTTAATAACTTCTTCTCCGTATGATATATTTCTAACAATGCTGGCTGTAATCCTGGATATTTCTTTTATATCAGATACTCCAATATATGGATTCACAACACTTTTGATATTTTGGAACCATACAAATGGAATTTCACCTAATGGATTTTCACCTTCAGCTACTAAAATAGGTTCCTCTCCACCGAGAGCAGTCTTATAAGGTTGTCCAGGTTGATCAGCATATTTGTTTTCTCCAGGTTTTGGTTCATAATCAGAAGTATCTACATGCCTATGTATCCGTGGCCCAGTTTGTGTAGCACCTTCTGGGATCTGATATATCTCCCATTTATCAGGCCACCATAACAAATACCTATTATCAAAATCCAACAGTTTTAAGTATTTTAGAGTTGGTCTATTAGTTATTGGATCTCTTTCATGTTTCCAATCCAAGATATTAGGTAGTGTAAATAAAGCACAATATGGGTAGATACCCAGTTTTACATCATCTTTAACAACACGGCTTTCTGAATTGGGTTTGTCTATTAATACACCAACAGCACCATAGATGGCAGCCATTTTTTGAGCTTCATTCAGAAATACATCAAAGTTTGTACTATACAGATCAGCATCTTTTAAAAACATATGCCATAATTTATCATTAGATAGGCTACCAAGATCACGGACTGCTGGTTTTTCAGTTAGGTAGAAATTGAATAGATCAATAACAATACTGGAATAATTGAAACACACTCCCTCCTCCTGGCGATTTGCCCAATTTGCAGGACTCTCCCTAGTGTGTTGTTGTAATGCGAAATCAATAAAGTTTTTACCACCTTCATAAGCTAATCCAAAAAAACTCCAACTACTGATCATCTCATTATAAGTTTCATGTGTTTCCAAAAGTCTATCAATATCCATTTTAACTCCTCCAACTATTTCCAATATAATTTCGATGGTGGTCTTCTAACATATCGTGGTTTATTACACCAATTTAAAAATTGAGATACACTATCAACAATGTCATCAAATTTGGTGGATGGGAATAAACATATTTGATCTTCTACTTCTGTTCTCCAATGAGCCTGCTCAGGCAACCATACCTTACCTGATTCAAAAAATCCAGTAATTGCATCAAACCTTACTTTCTTCTCCAGATTTTTAGTGGATATTTCTATTACGGGTATGGTTGTTGTGGCTTTTAATTCCTGTATAAGCGATTGCCCAGATGCTCTACCTTCTATAAGGTGTGCAGATACGTTATGGATATTATGTAATTCTTTTACCTTCCTTACCAAGTTTGGGAATGTTAATTTCTTGTTTAATACATCTACCAGATAGTATCCATTTTTGGTCAGATGCCATACAGTAGCTGCTGTGGGATCACTGAGTTGGTCTTCCTTATAGGCGGTATCCCAACTTATTACTTTTTTTAGGACAGATCTTTCATCAGGTAATTCTGTGTAATGTTTTATCCAGTCATATTGAACCATCCCACCTTCTTTAGGTATTGGTCTCTGTTGGTATAGTGATTCCCAATTGTAGGTTCCTTCTATGAGTTTAACATTGGCCAGATATTCTTCATCGTACATTTGTGGACATAAAGCAGCGTCAATAGGTCTTCCAAGTATGTCACCTTTTTCTGCTACCGCTTTGAGGTCTAGGACAGTCCAGTTCTCATGAGCATGTTCACTTAAGACAAATCCACTTAAATCGTCCCGATGCCAACGCGTTTGTATAATAATGATTCTATTATCGGGTCTTAATCTTGTATAGGCTACGGCTCTGTACCATTCCTTTACTTTCTCTCTAACTAACTTAGATTCAGCATCTTCCCTGTCCTTGAGCGGATCATCCACAATAAAGCAATTGGCTCCACGGCCAGTGATTGTTCCCCCAATACCTGTACTGTAATAATGACCTCTATCATTTGTAGCCACATGATGTGTTGATTTCGTATCAGGGGAGATTCCACAGTTCGGGAATACTGCTCGATGGATTGTGTTGGTAAGATTATTTCTGACTATACCACCAACCTCATTGGCCCTGGTTTGATTGAATGTTGCAGCTATTATTTTCCAGTCAGGATGTCTACCTAGTACCCAAGGTGGGAAGAATTCAGAAGCTAATAAAGTTTTCCCGTGTTGTGGCGGGATATTTATGAGTAATCTCCGTATGTTACCTGCTTCTACGGCTTCCAGTGCAGTAGCCATTAGTTCATGTGCCGGTTCAGCCACATACTTTGGGTATTGTAAACCAACATAACTTAATAAGCTGGAACTCCCTATCTGTTGAGGTGTTAGTTCTTCTGCTATATTATTCATCAGTGATCACACATTCTGCATCAATAATAGTTGGATCATCAATTTTGAGCATATTCGCATATTTACCTCTATCTAATTCTTTGCCACGGACCATAGCATCCAACTGATCTTGATCAAACTTATGAGTATGGGCTATATGCCCTTCTATTTTCTGTGGTTGTTCAATGTAAGCGTGCCTTCTTCCAAGATTGCGTTTCTGCAACATTATTTTGGAGGCAAATACTGTCGCTATCATATTACCTTTTTCAATTAGTTTAAACAACTTATCTTCCACCCAATCTTCTTTTTCATCCTGTGCCGCCTCTAGGGCATCTTTGAAATCTGGGTCTTGTTTACACCAACCTGAAACGGTAGATCTTTGCATATCCATAACTTTACAAGCAATTGTTATATTGAAATGATTTTCTGTAAATATCTGTAGGAATTTGTTCTGTTTCTCTTTCACTTTGGCTGAACTGACTGCTGTATGTAATTCTTTTCTTCTCGCTATTGCTGGCCTTGTTTTCTGTTGTAATGCCTTATATGTTTTCTTAAATTCAAAATCACTTTTTTCCCAATAGCTTAAATCACTGCTTTTCAGCTTCTTTGATATCTCTTTTAGAGCTCTGACAACGCTGTAGGAGTCATCTGCGTACAATTCAAGGAATTTCTTTTTGTATTCCTCATCATGTTCATGGACTTTATCCCATTCCTTTTTGGTTTTGTTCTGTTTCAAGAATTTGAGCTCTTCAAATCTGACAGCAAAATCTGTATCTGATTTGGCCCAACTATAGAGTACCTGCCGTGAGAATCCTATCTTCTCTGCTGCAGTACTCAAATTTATTCCATCTTCCTCATATAGTTCCAAGAATTCTTTTTTAAATTTCCTCCTACTTGTTTCAGTTAATCTTGGACGATTTTTCTTTGTGTATATTTTTCGCGGCTCTATTTTACCCTTCAATTCCTTTGGTATTTGTGGCATTTTAAATTACCCCGTAAACAGTTCTACTAAAAATTAATTTCAAGAGCCAAAAAAAGTTCTTGACATCCCCAAAAATGTATGGTTACCTGATATGGAATACCATAATATGTTAGCACATAAATTGTCAATGGTTTTCTGATCATGTGGAAGGAGGTAGTCAATAAATTTTTTGTTTTTGGTAAATAGCGCCAACACATATTGGAATATATGTTGGATGGTATTAAGTTTTTAATCGCCTGGAAAGGCAGAGGAGTTTCGTAATGGCACTAGCTTATAAGTATTTGGAAGATAATGTTGGTATAGCAGTTGATGATAATAACAACCCCATCGTTTTTGATGATGAAGATGAAAAAGAATTTGGATTGGATGCTATTCATTTGTATTCAAAGATCCCTGCGTTACAGGCAGAGGCCAAGAAGTATCGTGAGGAACGCCAGGTATTGCAAACTAAGTTAGAACCTTTTGGTGAAGCAGATCCTGTAGAGCTCCTTGAACGATTGCAGGCTTTTGGCGATCTTGATCCAGAGAAAGCGAAAAAAGCTATTAACGTAGTTGCCAATCTTGATGATTTGGACAAAGACAAGAATATTGAGATTGATCGGGTTAAAGCTGGTGTTGCGGAATCCTACAAATCAAAAATTAAAGATATTGACACTGTATATGAGCAGAAGGTTTCTGGTTTTCAAAACTCTTTAACTCAGAAGGACCAGGTTATTAGAAATTTGTTAATACGTGGTGCTTTTGATAGAAGCGAATTTATTAAGGATCAAACTGTACTTACACCTGATATTGCATACGATAGTTTTGGTAGATTTTTCCAGGTTGAAGAGGACGGTACAAATGTGAAAGTATTTGCTCTCGATAGATCCAGTGAAAAGATCTTCAGTAAAGCTAATCCTGGAGAGTATGCTTCCCCTGAAGAGGCGATTGAACTCATTATTAATGAGTATCCTCAAAAGGATAGTATTCTAAGATCGCATTCAGGTGGTTCTGGTGCTGGTGGTAATAAGGATGTTGGTAGTACGAAGAAAGCAAAACTTAGAGCCTTGGCAGCAATGGGACCGGCAGAACGATTGAATGCATTGCGGCGCTAACGTAGTTTTGGAAAAAGTACGGTAGCTTGAGAGATATGCTCGGAAGAGCTTTTAACGATAGCGATATTAACTTTTATTTATTTTGGAGGTATTAGAAAATGGCATTATCATTGATCGAATCTGCAAAACTCGCACTTGGGCGAGATGAGACTCTCAAGGCTACTGTAATGGAACTATATGCAAAAGGTTCAGATATCATGCAGTATTTACCTTTTGAGAACATCTCAGGTAATTCAATGAACTTTAACCGTGAGCAAACCCTTCCCTCTGCTGGCTTTCGTGCGCTGAATGAGGCGTATAGTGAAGGTTCTGGTACCGTAGATAGAGTGACTGAATCTCTGGCCGTTGCTGGTGGGGATCTTGATGTTGACGTGTTCCTTATCAAAACAGGGAATGCTGATCAGCGTGGTTCACAAGAAGCAATGAAGATTAAGGCATTGAGCCTTGCTATGTCCAAAACTATAGTCAAGGGTGATGTTGAATCCACCCCCAAAGAGTTCGATGGATTGCAGGCACGTTGTATTGGTGATCAAAAGATCGTTGCCGGATCAACTGGTGGTGGTGATAATCTTGAGTTGACCTATTTGGACAAACTGATAGATGAGGTTGATGAACCTACTCATCTGCTTATGAATAAAACCATGCGGCGTAGATTGTCTGCTGCAGCAAGGTTGAATACTGTTGGTGGTTATATCACCTATGAGCTTGATGCATTTGGGCGTAGGGTTACCAGATATAACGATCTGCCTATCCTGATCGTTGATAAGGATAATGAGTATAATGATGTTATGCCTTTCACGGAGCTCAGTAGCAATGGTACGACTGCTCTTTCCACATCTATTTACTGCTTGTCCTTTGCTGAGAATGGTGTTGTTGGATTGCAGAATGGCGATATGGATGTTAGGGATATGGGTGAAATTGATACCAAGCCTGTTTACAGGACTCGTATCGAATGGTACATCACCCTTGCGATTTTACGTGCAAGAGCAGCGGCCAGACTTTATGGTATTACGGATGCTGCTGTAACAGCGTAAGCGACCTTTGGCTTTAGATTTTTAACGATAAACTATAATATAGCGAGGTATAAAAATGGCTACGCAAGAATTTCTGAAAAGTTCCAGAGGTCGAATTGTAGATGATCTTTTGATATTGAAGGCAAAAGGCACAGTGGCAACTTCTATGACAGGCGAAGATCCTCTCGGCACTGATAAATCCTATGATACTGGTGGCGGTGCTACCAGAGGTGATGCGGTAATCAATGTATACTCCCCTGATCCTAGTAAAGCAGGTGATAAGTATACGATGCACATTCAGGGTGGGAAAACCAGTACTTTTGCTTCCCTTACTGATCTTGCAATTGTCGAACTTGGTGATGCCACTCAGATCACCAGAGACGTTGACAGTGGCGTTGGTCGGTATATTGTACCATTTTCAAATGATTTTGATAGCACTGTTTATAGGTATCTCCGTCATTATATTACCTGTAGTGCTTCAGTTGGAACTGGTATTGAATATGAATGTTACTTGAGTAAAATGATCAGCTAAAAAATGGAGAAGCGTGATGGGGAATTCGGGGCGAAAACCAGTCACGCTATCCATTTGCATGATGGTGAAAAATGAAGAGGCAAATCTAAAGAGATGCCTACCATCATTAAAAGGTATAGCTGACGAATTAATTGTTGTTGATACAGGCTCCACAGATGATACCATTAATGTGGTA